GTGAACACCGACCCGCCCTACTGCGTAAAGCTCGAGCCCAGGACCAATAACGCAATCAGGGCAGGGCTGAGTTCTTTCGAAGGGCCCAGGCATCACCAATCCCTCGACCTGGCCAGGCATCCCCAAAAGGCCAAGCCCACCGGTAAAAGGCTACGGGCCAGAGATCGGCCCCTCACCAACGATTTCGTCAGCGACCACGAATACGCTCGGCTACTGAGTGCCTGGTTCGGCAACATCGCCCGCGTACTCCTGCCAGGCCGGTGCCTGTATCTATGGGGCGGGTACGCCAACTGTGCCAATTATCCACCAGCTCTCAAGGCAGCGGGCCTGTACTTCTCCCAGGCCATCATCTGGACGAAGCAGCACCCCGTTCTCACGCGGAAAGATTTCATGGGGAATCATGAATGGTGCTTCTACGGGTGGCGGGAAGGAGCGGCCCATCAGTTCTATGGACCACCCAACGCCACCCATGTCTGGGCGGTCCAGAAGATCAATCCCCAGAGCATGATTCATCTCACGGAGAAGCCCGTGGAGCTGGCGACGCGGGCGCTGCAGTACTCGTCCTGTGTGGGGGAAAACGTGCTCGACCTGTTCGCGGGCAGTGGCTCGACCTTGATCGCCGCGGAACAGACGGGCCGCACGGCGTACCTGATGGAAATCGACCCTCTGTACTGCGACGTGATCGTGACGCGCTGGCAGAAGTTCACGGGCCAGGAGCCGCGGCGGGAAGCTGCGAAATAAGCAGGTCGCGAAGACCTGGTCGGGAAGGGAGAGCTGCTCGCTCAAGGGAGGTTGCCGAATGGCGGCCAATACGCGTTCCGCCGCGCAGCGGGAACAGGATCTGGGCCGAGTCGCCGAACTCTATCTGCGTGGCTCCACGCAAGGAGAGATCGCCCGGCAGCTGGGGGTGAGCCGGCAACAAATCAGCTACGACCTCAAGGTCCTGCAAAAACGCTGGCAAGAAGCGGCTCTGCACGACTTCAACGCCAGAAAAGCGCAGGAGCTGGCCAAGGTCGATGAACTGGAACGAGCCTATTGGCAGGCCTGGCAGGATTCCAAGCGCGTGCGGGAAACGACCACGACAGCAACGGAGAAGACTTCGGGCAGCGAGGCGGCAGACCCGGAGCACATACCCCGTTGCGCATGAAAGCCGCCATGCGCAAGGAAGAGCGGGACGGCAATCCGGAATTCCTTAAGGGTGTGCAATGGTGCATCAACAAGCGCTGCGAGATCCTGGGTTTCGATGCCCCAAAGAAAAACGTGCTTTCGGGGGAGGACGGCCAACCCTTCGTCAAAGTGTACATGGGCTTTGACCCCAAGGAGGTGTGATGGAAACGGCCGGGGCGGAAGAGCTGAGGCCAGGACATCGACCCTATCAACCCTTCGGCGCGGCCCTACAACTGTTGCTCTGCCGCGACCCGGAGGTACTGATCTCTGGGCCAGCTGGCACCGGCAAGTCGCGGGCCTGCCTGGAGAAACTGCATCTCTGCGCCGAGAAGTATCCCGGCATGCGCGGGCTCATCGTCCGCAAGAGCCGCGAGAGCCTGACCGAGGCGGCGCTGTTTACCTTCGAAAACAAGGTCGTTCCCTAGGGGCATGCGATCCTGGCCGGTCCGCAGCGCAACTTCCGGCAAGTGTACCGTTATTCCAACGGTTCGCAGATCGTGGTCGGCGGCATGGACAAGGCCAGCAAAGTCATGTCGACCGAGTACGACTTGATTTATGTGCAAGAGGCGATCGAACTCCTCGAGGAAGACTTCGAAAGTCTCACGACCCGTCTCCGCAATGGCGTCTTGCCGTATCAGCAATTGCTCGCCGACACCAATCCCGATACCCCGACCCATTGGCTCAAGCGCCGCTGCGACAGCGGCCGAACGACGCTTCTGCAGAGCCGGCATGAAGACAATCCCACGGTGACGCCGGAGTACATTGCCAAGCTGGAGAACTTAACGGGACCCCGTTACCAGCGGCTGCGCTGGGGGCATTGGGTGCAGGCAGAGGGAGTGGTCTATGACGGGTGGGACCCTGCGATTCATCTCCTCGATCGCTTTGATATCCCTTGGACCTGGCCGCGCTACTGGTCGATCGACTTCGGTTACACCAACCCGTTTGTGTGCCAGTTCTGGGCCCAGGATCCGGATGGGCGCTTCCACCATTATCACCATTGGTCCCACGCGGATGCGGTCGAGCATACCGAGGCTGTCAGTGGGTTTGGAAGGGGCATCTACGTCTCTCACCTGTTCACGCTGGTCTGGACGGCCGATGTGCTGTCCTGGTGGCTGCAGTCGGCCCGCCGCGCGCTTCGCCCTTCCTGGATCGACTGGCTGCTGCACGGGTTTATGGCCTTCGTCATTTTCAACGCCACCGTGATCTACGAGACCGGGCCGATTCGCTGGGCCGGTTTGACGCTGTTCACCGGTTTGGCCGGAGTTTGGCTCTATCGGAGCAAGTCTGGCTGGAGCCCTCCGTCTGTCGCAGCGGGGAAGAAGTTCTAGAGCTAGCGCGGCACTCCCGGGCCAAGGACCAAGGATTCGTCACCTCGGGACGCATCATCAACCTCCTTGAAGTGGCTTTGCGGTTGATCGCCGGTCTAGCGTTCGTAGCTGTTTCGCCGGAGACGAAATTCCCGGTTGTCTTCTTCTGGATTGGAGCGGTGTTGGTGATAACAGCGATACCGATGATGTTCCTCCATCGTTTTAATAAGAGCCGAGCGGTGTGGGCAATCCCATTCGCCAAGCGCATCCTGCCCTTGATGGGTGTCGTGGCGATTGCCGTTGGCGTGCTGATCGCGTGGGCGCTAACTTGAGCGCATCAGTAGCCGAACCTACTGCTAGGGTCTGGTTTGTCAACTACCCAATCGCTACGTCGCCCGGAAGGTCCGGCCTTCGGACCAGTGGGAACACACCTGCCGGGCCGGCACCCGCACCTTCTGGTGGTGGGGAAACAGGTTGGTATTTCCACTGCCGGAGCGCAACGCCTTCGGCCTCCAGAAGCCTGGAACACGTACCGCTGGGAGTGGTGTACTTCTCCAGATGTCTATCGGGGTGGCGACGGTGGTTTCTCCTGTTGTGACGGACTGGATGGTCTGCCGACGGCTCTGCGGCTTGCGTGGAATTCTGCATTTTCGACGACCTGAGGTTGGCTCAGAAGGGCGATTCGGCAAGCGGTCGGCAGAGCCCCTTGGCCAGCAAGAGTAGATGGGGTACTAGCATGCATTACGGAGTCTGGCCGAGAAGGCATGGTCTCTTCTGCCGGGCCTCTGAACCGGCGCTAGACCAAGGTCTAGCGCCCCCGCTCCTTGCCTCCCATAGCATCTATGCGCACAGCGACCGCGCGCAGTCGCAGAATTCGGGCGGTCCCTTACCCGTTTCCCTCGCTGCAGGTCACCGGCCCAGTCACCTCGGAAGATCTTATCAATGCGCGTATGCAGGAGGCGTTACAGGGCCGGTAGGAGAGATACGTCATCGCCACGCAAGCAGGCCCGGCTGGTTCAACAAGCCCTTGAAAAGATCTCGGATGAAAAAGACCTGAAGATCGCGCGCCTAGCGTTCTTCCAGGAATTGTCGTTTCGACAGATTGCCGGACAGCAGAATGTCACTTACAACCGCGTCCAGAGCGGCTATCACCGCGGCCTCCGGCAACTGGAGCGGGATCTGAGCAGCCTGCTTTAGGAGAGTATGTCATGACTCGACTCGCGCTAGAGGGCCTGGAAGAGCGTTGCTTGCTGGCGGTCTCGATTAGGGAATTCCTCATCCCCACGCCCGGGGCCTTTCCCTCTAGTATCACGGCCGGCCCGGATGGCAACCTCTGGTTCATGGATAGCACCGGGCAGCTCGGACGCATCACTCCGGCCGGAGTGACCGCTGAATTCCCTTTCCCAAACTTTCCTGGTGCCGACAGCTCTTGGTACGGCGGCATCACGACCGGCCCTGACGGCAACCTCTGGTTCGCCCTTTCTAGTCTTAACCCGGCTTACCCCGGGCGGATCGGACGCATCACGCCGGCGGGAGACGTCACCGAGTTCGCGACGCAATCAGAGCCAAACCAGATTACAGTCGGCCCCGACGGCAACCTGTGGTTTACTGCCGATTTTGCCATTGGGCGAGGTAGAGGAAGATCGCAACCAGCTGGCGCAGCTCAACCTCGTCTGGGCAACGGCCGGTTCTGATGCGATTGCCAACTACGGGACGGGGACGGTCTGTAGTTACAACCTGGGCGACAAGGCCAACTTGTTCGATGATGCAATAGGCCGATTTAACGCCTTGGGGAGAGTAACTTGGGGCCTCAAACACCTTCCCGGCACGAAGCTCAATGACGTGCAAACCCGAGCGGTGCTCTGCGAGTACAGGGTAAGCCAGACAAGGGCACGCGGTGAGCGAAACATCCGGAGCCCAGGAGCTGGCCGATTACTTCGATAAGGTCGGCGACCACGCCCAGGCGTCCTGGCATCGACGCCTGGCGGAGCCGGCGCTGATGAGCAAGTAGTACTGGTGGCACCTCACCCTTGGTGTTTCGGGCGATGATCATCCTTTGAAGCCGAACCGCTGCGCTATTCTCTTTCTG